CAACGAAGCTGATGTAGTGTACAATGTGCATTGGATAGTTACAGGTACTTCAGATCAAGTAGATCCAGAAGGTAATCCTTACGGTTATTCAGCTACGAATATTGGAACACAAACTCTAAACACAAGTCAGATAACAAACTTTATACCTTTTGATCAATTAACAAATGACGAAGTGGTTGCTTGGACCAAAGGAGCAATGGGCGACGAACAAGTTGCTAGCATTGAAGCAAGCATACAAAGTCAGATAGATAGCTTGATTACACCTACAAGTGTTACATTGACCATTGGAGAGCCTGTTCCACCAGAACCACCTATAGAGGATTAGGTAAAAATCGAAAAAAACGAGTAATAATACAGTTACTAGTTATATTACAATCAAATAAAATTTAATCAAATAAACTATGGATGCAATAGTTAAGAATCTAAACTTCGGAGAGAAGGCTAGAAAAAATGTCTATGAAGGTATAGACAAGCTCACAAAAGCTGTTAGTTCTACATTAGGAGCTAGTGGTAAGTGTGTTATGCTGGAAGATCACACAGGTAAGCCAATAATAACAAAAGATGGTGTTACAGTGGCAGAGTCAGTTATATTAAGAGATCCAGTTGAAAATATGGGTGCCACACTTTTAAAAGAAGCAGCTCGTAAAACCGTGAAGGAAGCTGGTGATGGCACGACTACAGCTACCGTACTTGCTCATGCAATATTAACGGAGGCTTATGAAGTGTTAGATAAAACAAACACTAGAGATTTAAAAGAAGGTATTGACAAGTCTGTTGAGGCTGTTGTCGATTATTTAAAGGAAAACTCTGTAGAAGTGACTGATGATATGCTAGATCAAGTGGCTACGATATCAACCAATAACGATCCTGAACTAGGTAAAATAATTGGTGATGCTTTTAGGTTAGTTGATTTAACAGGTGTTGTTGTAATGGAACCTACAGAGGACAATGAAACTTCGGTTGAATTAGTTGAAGGTGTGGAGTATGACAAAGGACTTGTAAATTAACACTTTGTAACAAGTAAAACAAAAAGAGCTGCAGAGCTTGACAATGCCTTAGTATTGATAGTAGAATCACCAGTTGAGTCTATAAGAAAAATACAAAGTGTCTTAGAATACGTTATAAAGAATAATAAATCATTATTGATAATAGCCGACTGTGAGCAGAGTGTTATTTCTGCTTTAGCAATGAATAAAGTTAAAGGTAATATAAAAGTAAATGTTATCAATGCTCCTACTTACGGTGTTAGTAAAAAAGATACATTAAACGACTTAGCGTTATTAACAGGTGCTACAGTGATAAATGAGGATCTTGGAGATGATATGGACCTTATACAACCAGAATATCTAGGAAGTTGCTTAAAAAGCATTACAACAGATCTAGAGACTATAATACAAGTAGAAGACAATAATCCAGATGTAGAAAAACTAGTTAAAGATCTAAGAGATCAAATAGAAACTACTAAGAACCCTAATGAAGTTATAAGACTTGAGAGAAGATTAGGTAGGATATCCGCTAAAGTAGCTATAGTAAAAGTTGGTGCAAATTCTGAAATAGAATTAAAAGAAAAACAAGATAGGGTTGAAGATGCTATTTGCGCTACAAAAGCAGCTATAAAAGAAGGTATTGTGTCTGGTGGTGGTATTGCGCTTTTAAACGCTTCCAGTAAAATAAAAGCAAAGACCGTAGGAGAGCAGGTGTTGTTGAAGGCTATAAAAGCACCGTTTAATACAATATTGAGTAATGCTGGTATTGAAGAATACAAAAAACCTAAGAAAGAAGGAGAAGGTTTAGATGTTGTTACAGGTAAAACAGTTAATATGATAGGTTCTGGTATTATAGATCCTTTGTTAGTAACTAAGAGTGCTTTAAGAAATGCAGCATCTGTTGCATCAACGATATTATCTACTGATTGTGTAATTAATAACTTGAGGATTGATGATAGCAATAGGTAGGAATTTAATAATAAATAAACATAAAGTAGGTACCGCTAAAACAAAAGGTGGTTTACTACTTGCTGAATCTCAAAGAGAGGATATACGATATATACAAGCCGACGTTATAAGTGCTGGTAATGAGGTTGAAGGTATTAAAGCTGGAGATCAAATATACTATGATAAACACGCTGGACACGGCATAGAGCATAATGGTGAAAAATATCATGTTATAAGATTTCAAGATGTAGTTGTTGTTTTATGAAAAGGCTAGAAGCAAGGGACATAAAAGATATGAACTTGTTGAAACACTATCGAATAATAAGACGGTGGGCTTGCAGGAACAACAACCTTAATGATGCTGATTTAGAGCTATTAATATATCTTGATTGTATGGACCTATTTTCGAAGCACGACTTTGAAATGGGTGTATACTCTTATAGTTGGGATAACAGGCGCTGGAACAGGCTTTTGAAAGAAGGCTGGATAACAGTTTGGCGCCATAGAAACAGGAAAGATATAAAATATAGTATATACAAGGTATCTTTCAAGTGTAAGCAACTTATAAATAGAATATACAAAGTAATGCTAGGTGAAGAAGATATACCGACAGGTAAATCAAATAGCATTATAACAGGGGAAACTTACACTGATAAAGTGTTAAGAACATCAATAAGAAACATTAATAGAGATAAAAATAGATAATATGTACACACCACTAGATTTAAATGCTAAGCAAGAGGCTAACCTAAATGAAGGATTAAAAGCAGCTATAGAAGCTAAAGAAGGTAAAGGTGCACCAACTCAAATGGGTTATGATACACCGGCAAAGCAGGTTGTAATAGATCCAATGACAGGTATGCCTACGCAACAAAGTGAGGTGACAAATGTGCCACCTCAACAATATAATACAATGGGTAACGCTACACCAGTTTTTTCAGAACAAGCACAATTGTATTCTGAAAAAATGAATGGTACGCTTAAAGAAAGACAAAATTCAGTTTTTGCTTCGCCTATGTTTAAGAAAAATTGTAATAAAAAATACTAATATGAAAGACATTAAACAATTAAAAGTAGATTTAGCCGGTCAAGTAGGTGAAAACGCTATATGGGATGGACCTCTAAGTAAAGAAGGTTTTCCAATGGGTAAAGGATCTAGTTCAGGTTCTCAAGGTATGGAGGTTAGTAAGGCCGACTGTGGATGTGACTCTGTAAAAGGACCTATTACTTCAAGAGCTAAAGCATATTAGTCAATGAAGTTCAAGTACTTTACTTACAGTGAATTTGATTGCCCAAGCCTAAAAGGTAGTGGTAAAAAAGTGAGTGATGAACTAATAAACATGCTAGATATTGTTCGTAAGAAATACGGTAAATCAATAACTATAAATTCAGGCTATAGAACACCTGAGCGTAATAAAGAGGTAGGTGGTAAACCTGGTTCATCTCATTTAAAGGGCTTAGCGGTTGATATTGCATGTAGTAATTCTACTGACAGATTTAAATTAGAAGGTATATTAAGAGAAGTTGGATTCAAAAGAATAGGTATGGGTTCAACATTTATACATGCAGACATAGATAAAGATAAATCACAAAACGTCCTTTGGACATATTAATATGGGATCACCTCTAAATATAAAAGAAAAGTCTTACGAAAAGCAGAACAGAAAGATGCGTTCGAAATACAAATCTGAAACTGGAAAAAGCTTGGGTAAAAGACTAACCAAAGGTACAAGCTCAAGAAGAGTATCTTTTGCATGTAGATTTGCTGGTATGGCTGGTGCCATGAAAGACGCTAAAGGTGAACCAACTAAAAAAGCTATGGCTCTTAAAAAGTGGGGATTTGGTAGCGTAGGAGCAGCTAGAAACTTTTGTCAAAAAAATAAATCTAAAAAGTAAATAAACAAATAAACAAATAAATAAATAAATTATGGCGTTTAAAATCAATGCACCGTTTCACCTTGAGAAAAACCATCAAGATGGTAGAAACAATAGAAACGAAAAATCTACTAAAAAACCAGAGATAACAGCTAAAGTTGGTACTAAAGCTAGAGAACAACAGTATAAAGATGCAAACTATGCACCTGACCACACTACTCATAGAAAGAAAGCTAAAACCGTAGCTAGTAGTTCTAAAGGTGCAGACATCAAAGTGGAAACAGAAAAACCTAAAGTGTCTTCAGCTAAACCAACTAAAAAAGAAGCACCTAAATCTAAAAGTGTAAAAAGAAAAACAGCTAGACTAGCAAAAACTAGAGAAAAAGGTAAACAAGCACTAGAAGATGGTAACACTTCAAAAGCTATGAGATTAAAGCGTAGAGAGAGAAGACTTAAAAAAAGAATAGCTAAAAAATCTAAAAAATAAAAAATTGGCATTTAAACTGAACAATCCACCATACTCTAGTGAGAACACGCCTATATATAGGGTTGATATGGAAAATGGTGTTCTAGGTAAGGCTAATAAAAACGGTACTATAATATTAAACAATAATCTAAGCCCTTTTCAGGAACAAGATGTTATAGACCATGAAATGGTGCATATAGATCAAATGAGACGTGGTGATTTAGATTACGATGATAATTACGTTTACTGGAAAGGTAAAAAATATTCAAGAGCTCAAATGAGTGAAGGCTCTCCTAATTTAGCCTGGGAAAAAGAGGCGTATAATAAAACAAAGAAAAAATAAATAAATTATGGCTTACAAACAATCACCAGGTAGAATGAATATGCCTAAAACAGGAGGAGGCGTGCCAAGTGCATTAACTATGCCAGAACCAGATCCTAAAAAACCAGAACTAACTAAAAAAGAAACCGATAAAAAAGAACAAATACCAAACGTAACAAGTAGAAGGTTTGACGACGAGTATTATAATGTTCCAAATTCTAAGCCTTATAAAAGAAACTCAGACGGATCAGTACAAATGATAACTACTAAAGGTAGTACTTACAGTTTAAGAAGAGGAACAGATAAGCAATGAAAAAAATATTAGAATTTTTCAGCACTAAAGTTTTTAAACAAGTAGGTGATGTGGTTGATAACCTATTCACTAGTGAGGAAGAAAGACTAAATGCTAGAAATGAAATATTTAAAGTGCTACAAGATGCTCAGTTAGAGTTGCAAAAAATGCAGACTGAAATTATTGTAGCTGAAGCTAGTGGTAATTGGTTACAGAGAAGCTGGAGACCAATACTAATGCTTTCATTTGGTTTTATAATAATATATACAAAATTCATATCACAACTATCAGCACAACTGATAACACCTACGTTAGAACCTCAATTCTGGAGTTTACTAGAAATAGGTATTGGAGGTTATGTGATAGGTAGAAGTGGTGAAAAAATTGTAGATAAATTAGGACCTATCTTTAAAAAGTAATTAAGAGATAAACAGTGTGATTATATATAAAAAATAACCAATTAAATTAAATAAAATGGGAAAATTAACAGAAGAACAATTAAAATCAGTAAAAGAAGCGCAGGGAAAAATCAACGCAATATTAGTTGAAATAGGTTTCTTAGAAGCTAAAAAAGCTGAATTTTTAGGGGCACATTTTGAAGCTGCTAAAGCATTAGAGGAAGTTAAAACAGAACTAAAAGAACAATATGGTGACATTACTGTTAATTTAGCTGATGGATCTTTTGAAAAAGTAGAAGCTGAGGAGACAAAAACTCTTGAAGTAGTTGACTAATGAGCTCTGTTATAAGAAAAATAAGTATAGGTTCTGATTATAAAAATGATGCTATGCATTATTCTATAGGTCAAGAAGTTTATGGTGGTCATAAAATAGCCTATATACTATTAGAAGAGCAAGATAATTCTTATAACATACATATAAAAAAGAATAATGAGGTATTGCCGTGGAAGAAGTTTAATTCTAACATGGCAATATCTATTGAATACGATCTACAGTACTAATGAAGAGCGTATACGACTTTATTATAGAGCCAGTAGGAGAAAGATACGATAATGAATTAAAAATAGGTGACAAAAACTTGGTTTTAAATTCTAAAATAGAAAGCCACAAATTTGTAAACAATAAAGCTAAAGTAGTTTCTATACCACTAGCAATAAAAACACCTATAAAAGTAGGTGATGAAATTATAGTTCATCACAATATATTTAGAAGATACTACAACCAAAAAGGTAAAGAAGTAAATAGTAGTAAGTATTTTAAAGATAACACGTATTTTTGCCAGCTAGATCAAATATATATGTATGGTAGAAACAACTTGTGGAAACCTTTTAATGGTAGATGCTTTGTAGCACCTATAATTAATAAGGATGATTTAGAGATAAAGAAACAAAAAAACCATATTGGAATACTTAAATACGGTAATAGTTCCTTAGAAGCTCTTAAAATAAGCGAGGATGATGTTGTGGGCTTTACGCCTAACAGTGAGTTTGAATTTGTCATAAATGATGAATTATTATATTGTATGAAATCAAAAGATATTGTAATTAAATATGAGCACAAAAAAAACAAAGCTCAGTATAATCCAAGCTGGGCAAAAAGCAGTTGAGGAATTAATAAAGGTAGCTAAAGAACCTATAGTAGACTCAGGTGATGATATAACTGCCGATAGATTAAAAAACGCCGCAGCTACAAAAAAGCTAGCTATATTTGATGCTTTTGAAATACTAACACGTATTGAGGAAGAGAAAAGTATGATAAACGATAACATTAAAGAAAAACCTTTTAAAGGTTTTGCGGAAGGGAGATCTAAGTAATGTACGAGCAAACATTAGTAAAAACGTTAGATGATTACATTAAGCCATCAGTTGTAAAGAAAAATAACAGACATAAGAAGTGGAGCTATGGTTACAATGAAGATCATGATATAGTTATAATAAGTAAGGACGGAACCTTAGGTGAAGTTATACAGATACAGAATTTAATCATAGGCTTACCAGCTGAACCTGAAAAAGTCTATAAACGTTCAAATAAAAGGGCAGAGCAGAAGTGGGAAAAGTTAAACTACCCCAAAGAGCTATTGAAAATAAAAAGTGTGTTTGACTGGGAGAAATATCCCAACGCGTTTAAAGAAAAATGGTATGACTATATTGATGAAGAGTTTACAAGACGTGAAAAAGGTTTTTGGTTTAAAAACAAAGGTGCTGCTAATTATATTACTGGTACTCACTATATGTTCTTGCAGTGGTCCAAAATTGATGTTGGGGCAGCGGACTATAGGGAATCAAACAGACTATTCTTTATATTCTGGGAAGCTTGCAAAGCAGATGTACGTTGTTACGGAATGTGCTATCTTAAGAACAGACGGTCAGGGTTTTCTTTCATGGCCTCAGGCGAAACGGTTAATCAAGCTACAATATCCACAGACTCCAGATTCGGAATTTTATCAAAGTCTGGTCCAGATGCGAAAAAGATGTTTACTGATAAAGTGGTACCCATCTCGGTTAATTATCCCTTCTTCTTCAAACCAATCCAGGACGGTATGGACAGGCCGAAGACGGAACTCGCCTATAGGGTCCCAGCCTCGAAACTTACCCGTAAAAAACTCGACGAAGGTATTGCTTCCGAAGAGAGGCAGGGTCTCGATACCACGATCGACTGGAAAAACACGGGTGATAACTCGTACGACGGGGAAAAATTAAAACTATTAATCCACGATGAAAGTGGTAAATGGGAAAG